ACAGCACCGGATGCACAGACTGTTTCGCTTGCTTTTACTTGCGTAACAACACCAATTTTGACAATTAGCTAACAAAGGAGATCGGGAGCATGAAGCTAGCAATCACAATCGAATTCACCACCGGGGAGAGTGCAACCTATACCGCACTCCCACCGGAGTGGATGAAATGGGAACAGAAAACCGGAAACACCATTCAGCAAGTATCTGAGAAATTGGGCATTGCAGATTTGATGTTTTTGGCGTACCACGCGATGAAGCGCGAATCAGCTGGAAAGCCTGTGAAGCCTTTTGAGGTTTGGTGCGAGACTGTAACTGACATAAACATGGGAGAAACCGAAAACCCAAAAGTTACGAATCCGGATCAATAAACCGGATTATTTGGGAATTGGCCATCACCACCGGATTGTCACGATCAGAGTTTCAAACCGCTGAGGACATTTTAACTGTTTTCGAGATACTAAGGACAAGAGATGGCAACTGAGTCAATCACCTATGACAAAGCTCAATTGCGCGGCATTTTGCAAGCTTTCAAAGGCATGGATGAACAAGCTGTATCACAGGCCAAAGCCGTGTCAAATGGGCTGGCCACTTATGTGCAATCCAAAATCATTTCATCAGCTGGTAGCCGACCAAATAAGGCTGCCGATCGTATTGCTCAAGGATCGCGCGTAAGCAAGTCATCAAAAATTGGTGAATTGTCATTTGGCTTTGTTTCTCAAAAATTCAGCGGTGGCGGTACAACTCAACAGCTTTGGGGCGGTTATGAATTCGGCTCAAACAAATTCAAGCAATTCCCGGTTTGGTCTGGCCGTGAAGGTCGCGGCTCGCGCGGATACTTTATCTATCCAACATTGCGCGCCGAACAGCCACACATCATCAACGAGTGGGAAAATGCTTTTACAAAGATTTTGAAGGAGTGGTGATGGCCGGACAATCAAGAACGCTCAAGCTTTCGATTTTGGCTGACATTGACAACCTCAAAAAGAATCTCACCAATGGATCAAAAGAAGTTGAAGGTTTTGGCTCGAAACTTGGCGGATTTGCCAAAAAAGCCGGCACAGCTTTTGCCGTAGCTGGTGCAGCTGCCGCAGCTTATGCTGGAACATTGCTAATTGATGGTGTGAAATCTGCAATTGAGGATGAAGCCGCTCAAGCAAAACTGGCAACCACTCTCAAAAATGTCACGGGTGCCACAAGTAATCAAATCAAAGCTGTTGAGGATTACATAACCAAAACAGCTTTGGCAAACGGCATTACCGATGACAAATTGAGGCCATCGCTAGATCGGTTGATCAGAAGTACAAAGGATCAGACCGAGGCGCAGAAATTGCAGACTTTGGCTTTGGACATTTCAGCTGGCACCGGAAAAGATTTGCAAGCCGTTTCAGAGGCTTTGGGTAAAGCCTACGATGGCAATTTAGGAGCTTTGAAAAAACTCGGTGTGGGCATCGATGAATCAATCATCAAATCAAAAAATTTCGATGCCGCCGCTGCCGCGCTTTCAAAGACTTTTGAAGGTCAGGCATCGCAGCAAGCTGAGACATTTGCCGGAAAAATGGCGCGGCTGAATGTGGCATTTGATGAAGCCAAAGAAACTGTCGGATCGTATGTATTAGATGCGATCACACCATTGGTGAGCAACATTGTGAACAAAGGAATTCCAGCACTTACCGACTTTGCAAACAATTTAGGCAAATCATTGGGGCCAGCATTTGGCCAGATTGTCAAAGTAATCCGGGATGATCTATTGCCGATTTTGGTTTCATGGTGGAAATTTTTATACAACGAGGTAATTCCAGCAATTGGATCGGTTGTCGGGCCAATCCTCGAAGGCTTGAAATCTGCATTTGATAAAATCAAAAAAGCAATCAACGACAATTCTGAGGAATTACAGCCATTTTATGATGCATTAGAAAAAGTTTGGGATTTCATAAAAAAGTATCTTGCACCACTTTTGGGTGGTACTTTCAAAACAGCTTTAGAAGGCATCGGCACAATTGTTGGAGGCCTTGTGACAGGTTTTTCAAAGCTTGTTGGATTTATTTCTAACACAATTACCAAAATCAAAGAATTTGTGAATTTCATCAAAGATAACCCAATCACACGCTTTTTCTTTGGTGGGGATGATGGCTCAAAAAGCTTGAAAGCTGGTGGTGTTATGCCACCGGGAACTTATGGGCCAATTGGTCCGGGATTTGATAGCGGAGGCGGAGTATTTGCTCCATCAGCTAATTCGCCTACATTTACAGGCGCACCGCTTGAGGCCTATTCACCAGCGATGCAAGCCGCAATTTTAAGGCGCGAGGAATTAAAAGCTGAAACCGAAAGATTGCGCCAAGCTCGTGAGGCAGCCGCGATTGCTCGCACAGCGGCCACCGGTGGGCTTTCAACATCTGAAAGAATCGTGATCAATGTAAACGCTGCATCGGTGATCGATGAAGAAGGTTTCAATCGGGCTGTGGTCGATGCGCTTAACAATTCTTACTATCGCGGCACAAATGGGCCGGGAAGCCTTGTGGCAATCTGATGAGCCTTTTCAATCCTGTTTGGCGTGTACGCGTTGGAGGTATCGAATACACCAATTATGTGCTGGCCAATCTCACAATTACATCTGGTCGGACAAACATTTATGAGCAAGCAAATGCCGGGTATGTCAATCTCCAGCTGATCAATTTGGATCAATCAATCATTGACATTGAAATCAATGATGCTGTGACTGTTGAGCTTAAAGATTCGACAAATACTTTTGTGCCAATTTTTGGCGGCACAGTCGTGGAATTTGACATTGGCATCACAGCATCGGGTGTAATTGGTATCAACCAATCGGTGTCAATTTTAGGTCTGGGAGCTTTGGCCAGATTGCCAAAATCACTTACCGATGGCGTATTGGTCAAAGATTTCGATGGCGATCAGATTTACAGCATTTTATCTGATCTGTTGCTTAACACATGGAATGAAGTACCAGCTGCATTGCAATGGAATACCTACACGCCAACAACCACATGGGCCAATGCGGAAAATCTAGGATTGGGCGAAATTGATCGACCAGGTGAATACGAACTGGCAAAACGCAATGCATCAACGACCGATGTTTATTCTTTGGTTTCAGCTTTGGCCACATCGGGATTGGGATACATTTACGAAAACGCTCAAGGCCAAATTTCCTATGCATCGGCTTTGCACCGGTCAATTTATCTGGCCACAAATGGATACACCGATGTCTCAGCTGCACAGGCACTTTCTGATTCGCTATCTATTCAAACCCGATCCGGTGACATCCGAAATCAAATCACAATAAAGTACAAAGAGAATTCAACCTTAGAGGTCACAGACAGCGATGCCGAGTCAATTTTGGCATTTGGCCCATTGGCACAAATCATCACGACTACCATTGAAAATCAAACTGATGCCGAGGATCAAGCTGCCTTTTATCTCAAGCTCAGGTCATACCCACAAGCTAACTTTCGGCAGATAACTTTTGAGCTGACAAACTCAGAAATTGATGATGCTGACCGCGATGCCTTGATTGGCATTTTCATGGGTCTGCCATTGCGCATCACAGATTTGCCGCTCAACATGGCATCTGGCACATACCTTGGTTTTGTGGAAGGCTGGACATGGCGTGCCGCTTACAACAGCGTATCGGTCACGGCTATTCTTTCGCCATTGGCATTTTCATTGCAAGCCATGCAATGGCAAGATGTTTCACCGGCAGAACAATGGAACACAATCAGCGGCAGCCTAGATTGGGCCACCGCGTTAGTCGTAGCGTAAGGAGAAAAAATGGCAAACCCGACATCAAATTTTAATTGGCAAATGCCGACACCGACCGATTTGGTCACGGATTTGCCAGCCGATTTTGAGGTATTTGGTCAGGCGGTCGATTCATCGATGGCCGATCTTTTAGGCGGCACAACAGGTCAGATTCTTGCAAAAAATTCAAACACCAACATGGATTTTGTGTGGATCACAAATGATGTTGGTGACATAACAGCTGTTACAGCTGGCACAGGTATTTCAGGCGGTGGCACATCAGGTGCGGTCACAATTACAAACTCAATGGCAACCGAGATTGCAGCCAAAGGAGATTTGATTGCTGGTACTGGGTCACAGACTTTTGACAATCTTTCTGTCGGCACAAATGGTCAGGTTTTGACAGCTGATTCATCAACAGCCACCGGATTAGCTTGGACAGCACCTTCGGGCGGCGGTTCATCAAATGTTGCTGGTAAAAATGGCGTTTTGAATTCTGGTTTTAATGTTTGGCAACGTGGAACATCTATTGCACAAACAGGTTCAATGACGTACACGGCTGATCGTTGGTGTTCACTTCGTGCAGGTGGTACAACTGGTTCGACAGTAAGTCGTCAAGTTACCAACGACACGACCAATTTGCCATTCATTCAATACGGCGCGCGTGTCCAACGCGATAGCGGAAACACTGGGACATTCAAAATCTTTTTTGCCAACAATTTTGAAACGATCAATTCAATTCCTTTTGTTGGAAAAACTGTCACGATGTCTTTTTATGCGCGCAAAGGTGCAAATTATTCATCAGCCAGCGACGCACTTGAAGCCAAATTGATTTATGGAACGGGAACAGATCAAAATTGCTTGGTGGCTTATACAGGTGAAACGGACGTTATTAGCCAAACGGCAACATTGACCGCGACATGGCAGCGTTTTAGTTATTCCGCAACCGTGGCAACATCAGCAACTGAATTGGCTTTGCGTTTTGCGTACACACCTTCGGGCACTGCGGGTGCAAATGATTGGTTTGAAATAACTGGCGTGCAATTGGAAATCGCAGGCAGTGCTTCAGCGTATTCACCAAATACTTCAACACAAGCGTTAGAATTAGCCGCGTGTCAGCGTTATTACTACCGCGCAGTGGCAGATACAGCTTATGGGTCGGTTGCTTCTTATGCGGTAGCGTCAAGCAGCAGCGGTTTCATTTCAATGATTCAAGCACCAGTAACAATGCGAGTTTCACCAACAAGCATTGATTTTTCAACGCTGGCATTTGTAAATTACGCAGACACGTTGTATTCTGCTTCATCTTTAACCTTGCCTGCCAATAACAATAAGCAAGTAATTCTTGTTTCGGGTTCTATAAGTGGTGCAACTGCTGGACATGCTGGGCGTTTAACGGGTAACAATTCAACAGCCGCTTATCTCGGCTTTAGTGCGGAGTTATAAAAAATGGAAAATGTCACATTTATTGAAATTACAGACACATTGACCAATGAAGTCACTGAATACGCAATCATTGATCGCGGCAATGGTGAATTCACTTCAATGCTTAAATTAACTTTTGATGCTCAA